ACAATATCTGTTCATCGTAAAAAACAAACTAATACCATTTATACAATTAATGCTCTTAATAAATTAATAATGGAAAAGAATAATGGAATCTTAGATAAAAGATTTAGAGTTGATTGGGAAGAATTAGAGAATATGGTTTTGGTCACCGCATATGGTAAATTGAAAAGAATACCAACACAAGTAAAACAAATTTTAAGATTAGATGATAACACGCAATAAATTACGGATGTTTAAAGTTGTAGTAGCATCTATTATATTTTGGGTTGGTGCATCTAGTTGTGCATATAGGGGCCGCCCCATTCCAGAAAGAGTAGTCGATACTCTTCAACAAAGATTGGCAATCCAAGATGTACAATTTTTATTTATGGGATTGCGTCCACGACCAACCACACAAGTTCATGAATCTATTATTCGTGAGATGGGGTTGTGTTTAAATATGGATTCTAGAGAGTTACCTCCCCTTCAATGGTTCGTAGCTGATACTATATTAGGAGATCCATCTGGTATCCTTTCTTATGGTGTTACGGGCTGGTCTGAAGAAATGGATTATAGAATTGTAATTCTTGAGGATAATTTTTGGTGGGACTCATACACCATATCCCATGAACTTATACATGTTTATGGATTTCCAGAAGGACATCCTACAATTGCTTATTGTTCACTTCGGTCAGGATTACAACATCCAGTAAGATTTGTTCCAATAGATTCTCTTCCCGCGTTGAGAGAACGATCAGAGTCGGTATCTATTAATAGAGATGAATTAGATGCTTTTAAACTACGAATACTTAATAATAAATAAACTTTAAATTACCCCTTGACAATTAATACTAAACCTGTTACATTATGTAGTGTTAAATTATAAACCCTAAACCATAAGGAGAAAATTATGGCTCTTGACATTAATGCACTTCGTGCCAAGTTAAACACTTTTCAGGGACAAACTAAACGGTCATCCGCTTTTTGGAGGCCGACAGAAGGTAAGTCCCAAGTAAGGATTGTTCCGTTAACGGACTGTCCCGAAAACCCTTTCATTGAACTCTATTTCCATTATCTTGGAAACCGGAGTCACCTAAGTCCAATTTCCAACGGCAATCCTGACCCGATTGCAGAGTTCGCTGAGAACCTTCGTTCTGAAGGAACTCGCGATGCCTATCAACAGGCTCGTGCTTTTATGCCCAAACTTCGCACCTTCGCTCCAGTAGTGGTCCGTGGTGAAGAAGACATGGGTGTACGTTTTTACTCGTTTGGTAAGACTGTTTATCAAGCACTTCTTACTTATATTAACGATCCCGATTATGGTGATATTACTCATATCGAAACAGGACGGGACATCGTAGTGGATTATACTCCACAGGAGAAGAGTGATACGAACTTCGCGAAGACGACGATTTTGGTGAAGCCGAATCAGACTCCAATTTCAGAGGATGCTTCCTTGGTTGAACGTTGGACAACCAATCAACCAAATCTTACTACTCTTTTTAAGGAGCCTTCCTATGAAGAGTTGTCTGTTGTTCTAAAACGTTATCTTGATCCTAATTCTGCTGATGAAGATACTAGTGTAACTGAAACGATGGTCGCACCTGCTACAGTACAGGCTTCGTCTAGTGATAAGGTTAAGTCAGCAGTAGATGAGTTTGAGTCCCTATTTGCAGAATAGGGAGCTAGCTCATGGCTGTCAAAAAGAAAATAAAGACGCCAGATCGTGATGAGATGGCGCAAATTATTGCTGATAGTTTAAATTCTTTGATATCTGATGAAGATCAAGTTGCATTTTTCTTAGACGGCTATGACGAGACTCCAATTGATTTAAATGATTGGGTATCCACAGGAGCCACCATGCTTGATTTGGCGATTTCAAATCGTCCGCATGGTGGTTTGCCTGTGGGTAGGATAGTAGAAATTACAGGACTAGAACAGTCAGGTAAGAGTCTATTAGCCGCACACGTTATAGCTAATACTCAAAAGAGAGGTGGTATTGGAGTTATCATTGATACTGAAGCTTCTGTGCATGATGATTTCTATCGTGCTATCGGCCTTGATATGACCAAGTTGGTTTATGTTCATGCTGAAACAATAGAAGATGTTTTTGATATGATTACCAATATCATTGAGAAGGTCAGAAAAACAGAGAAGGATAAGATTGTTACTATTGTAGTAGATTCCGTTTCCGCTGCTTCGACTAAGAGTGAAATAGAATCTAAGTTTACTAAGGATGGTTATGCAACTGATAAGGCAATCATTCTAAGTAAGGCTATGAGAAAGGTTACGAATATGTTAGCCAAGCAACGTATTCTATTAATCTTCACCAATCAGTTGAGACAGAAGATGAATGCAATGCCTTTTGCAGATCAGTATACTACATCTGGTGGAATGTCACTTCGATTCCATTCCTCAGTTCGGTTGAGGTTAAAGATGGTTTCAAAGATAAAAAATTCTTCAAATGATGTTATTGGCGTATCTGTCAAAGCGATTGTAGTGAAGAATCGTTGTGGTCCCCCACTTCGCGAAGCTACGTTTGATATTTACTTTGATCGTGGTATTGACGATTATTCAGCTTGGTTAAAAGTTATGAAGGAAAAGAAACTGATTAAACAGGCTGGTGCTTGGTACAAATTTATTGATGAAGATGGGGAGGAACATAAATTCCAATCCAAAGATTTTGCAGAGTTTTTAGAAGCAGATCCAGATCGTAAGAGTAAAATCTATGATGATATTTGTGAAAATGTAATTATGGCGTATCGTTCAACAGATAAGAAACCAATTTTCGAGGATGCTGAGGAATGACACAAGATCTTTTAGAAGTTTTTCAATCAATGGATTTTTCTAACAAGGACGAGGGCATTACTCTTAATGATCGGGTTCTCATTATTGATGGAATGAATACGTTCATTAGATCTTTTGCTGCAATTCCAACTATGGATGAAAATGGAAACCATATTGGAGGAGTGACAGGATTTTTAAAGTCAGTTGGTTATGTAATTCGTAAGTTTAAGCCTAGTCGGGTTTATGTTATATTTGATGGGAAGGGTGGTTCTAAACGCCGAAGAGATATTTATCCCGATTATAAGTCAGGTAGAAAACCTTTAACTAGACTTAACCGAACTTATGATATGACCACTGAACAAGATGAACAGGACTTGATGAGATATGAATTGGTGATCGTTGCAAAGGCTTTGATGAAATTGCCCATTACAACGATTACTCTTGATTATGTTGAAGCAGATGACATCATTAGTTATATTGCTCAACATGTGGTGGAGAATGGTGGAGAGAGTATTATCTATTCTACCGATAAAGATTTTCTTCAATTGGTTGGAGACGGTATTAAAGTCTGGAATCCGGTCAGAAAGAAAACATATATTCCAGAAACAGTACTTGAAGATTATACTATACACCCTAATAACTTTCTTTTGTATAGAGCCTTAACTGGCGACATAAGTGATAATCTCCCAGGCATAAAAGGACTGGGAATGAAAACTCTATTAAAGTTTATGCCTGGGTTTGCTACTGAAGAAAAACTTGATTTGGATGATGTTATCACCGTTGCTGAATCTTCAAAGTCAAAAGTTATATTAAAGATTGTAGATCAAAAAGAAAATATTCAGAGAAATTTAATTCTGATGTCTTTGTTATCTGTTATGATGAGTGACAACAATAAACTGAAAGTTTTAAATAAAATAAACAAACCCCAACTCTTTTTAAAGAAGTATGACTTGACAAAGTTGCTAATAGAGACTAATATACTACCATCGATGCAAAACTATGATAGTTGGGTGGTTTCCACGTTTAACTCGTTGACGAGGTTTGATGGTTGATTTTAATAAGAATGTAGATACGATTACGCAGTTCGGTCCAGCGTTTCAATCTAAGGTTATTGCTTCACTGATCCTCAATGGATCTTTTTTGGGTCAGTCAATTGATGTTTTGAATCCAAACTTTTTTGAAAGTCAGGCTTCAAAGTGGATTGTCAATAAAATTATTCAATATTATTTAGAGTATAAGAAAAACCCATCAATGGAGTTTTTCAGAGTTGAAATGACTGATCTGGAGACAAAGAGTAATTTAAAGGTAGAGGTTATTGATCAGTTAAAAAACAGTCATACCCACTTTACAGATCAAGATCTTGAATATGTTCAAAACAGATTTTTAGAATTTGCTAAGAACCAAACTCTTAAACATGCTATTCTTCGTTCTGCTGAAATGTTGCAAAGAGGTCAGTATGATGATATTAAATCTTTAATTGACAATGCATTGAAGGCAGGAACCCAAAAAGATGTTGGACTTATGTGGGAAGAAGACTTTGATAAAAGACATCTTGAATCCGC